GGGCGAACCCGAGGAAACCCACCTGGAGGTAGTCCGCGTACCGCTCGGCGAGACGCAGCATCTGCACGTCCTTGACGTCACGGATCAGGTAGCCCGCGAAGAAGTCGCCGAACAGGATGCTCTTGGCGTTCGCCGTCATCGTCGGCATGTCCTGGTTCACGACGTAGCCATGGCCGAGGATCCCGTCCGGGACACCGACCTGAATCGACGGCTCCCACAGCGGACGGTTCTGCCCGTCCTTCAGCTTCCGGACCGACGCCAGCGTGGCGTCGTTCAGCATGAACCGCTGCCGGCCGGAAGACCGGTACGCCGGGTCGATGCTGTGGATCAGGTCGATCAGGTCGTCATACGTGACCGACGTGGTCTGCCCGGTGCCGCCGGTCTTCCCGATGGCCGCGTTGGTCTGGACACCCTCCGGCTGCCCGGTGCCGGTGCCAGTGGTGAAGTGGGTGTTCTGGATACGGCCGATGCGCTCGCCGAGCTTCCGCGGCAGCCACGTCTCGATATCGAACGCGCCGTCCTGGAGCAGCTGGAGGCTGACGCGCACCAGCTTCGAGGTGTACATGAACGCGCCGATGTCGGCCTGGCCGATCGTCACGTCCTGCTCGGTGACCTGCGTGTTCTCGGCGAGGATCGCGCCGACGTTCGCCGTGTCGTCGTTCGTCGGCCACGGCAGCGTCGCGCCGGTCGAGGTGGTGATGACCTCGGACACGTCGCGCATGGCCCCGTAGAACTTCATGGCCTCGACCATCTTGGCCCTGAACTCGGGCGGGACGAGGTACCCGCCGGCCGCGCCGGTCGCGACGCCCTGGGCGCGGAGCTCCTTGCCGTCGACCCAGCCGGTGCGCAGAACGGTGCGCTCCTCGGCGGTCAGCTCGCTGGTGCCGTCGCGCATCCACGAGCGGTACGCCGCGGTGTACGCCTCGACACCGTCCGCGCCGCCGTGGCGGGTCCGGGCCTCCTCGGCTTCCTCGGTGTCGGCGCGAACGTCGATCACCTGGGAGTAGTCGACGGCCGAAAGGCGGGCGTGCCGCTCCTCGGTCTCGATGTCCTTGGACAGCCGCTCGACATCGGCGAGCGCCGCGTCCCACGCCGTCTTGTCCTCGGCCGACAGGGGCTTGTCGTCGCCGCGGGACTGAAACTCCTGCGCCGCGGACCATGCGGTCGCCCGCTGGTCGAGCAGGCTCTTGAGGTTGGGCATTGTGCCTCCCAGCACGAAGAGCCCCACCACCGTGCGGTGAGGGGCTGGAAAGGGTTGTGAGAGCAGCTACCGTGCGAGCAGGTAGCGGGCGGCGAGCGCCTCCATGCGCATCGCCTGACGGCCCCCAGTGGTCTCTCCCGGCTGGGTTGCGTCACCACCCCGAGTGGGCACGGGGCCCGGCTCGTGGCGGAAGTTCAGAAGCTCGGGCCGGTAGGCGGCCCGGCGGTCGAACGCCTCGTCGCTGCCGCGCGCGGCCAGGGCCACGCCGACGGAGCGGAGACCGGCGTCGGTGTCCTCGTAGGCAGGGAACGTGACGGCCGACACCTCGAAGAGCTGCACCTCGCGGATGATCCGGAGTTCCGCCTCGGCCTTGCCGCCGTCCACGGTCTCAATCTCCACCGGCTCCCAGTCGTCCTTGACGACCCGGAACCCGAAGGACATGCCCGTCACGTTCTTGTTCCGCAGGTTCACCACGAGGTCAGAGACGTAGGACAGCTCGGTGTCGAGGTCCGCGTCCACCGCAAGGCCGACCTGGTCCTGAGCCAGGCGCAGAGACCCGGCCGAGACCCGGGACACGACCATGCGGGTGTCATGGTCCACGAGCATCCGGGCGTCACCCTCGGTGATGGTCTTCGTGAACGCACCCGCCGCGATCTCCTCGTAGAAACCCCAGGTCAACGGGTTACCAATCGCAGTCCGGGAGTTGAACACGGCGGCGTGCCCGGTGAATCCCGGGCCCCCGCCCTCGACGGCCCGAACCTGGAGCCCCGCCGTGGCAAGAGTCAGGTCCCGGCGCTCAGTCGTCTTCGGCATCGCTGCCCTCCTTCGTCTCCGGCACAGCCATGAGAGCCGCCGCCTTGGCGAGATGGTCGGCGGCGCGCGCCGCACGGTCCGCGTCCGGCGGCAGGTCCGCCGGCGCCTTGACGCTCGGGTCGTAGCCCAGCGGCGCCATGTACAGCGGCTGCAACCGCATGTCACCCTCGGGGCCCTCGATGGGCGGCAGGTCTTCCAGGCTGAGGATGTTGTTCGCGCTGAACGCGCCCGTGTCGCGCATCGCCCGGTAGAACGTGGCGCGCGCTGCACTGTCGCCGCGGAGCAGACCGCCGAGCTGGTACTTCGCGTACACGTTCTTCGGGAGCAGTTCCTTCGTGACACGCTGCTCAGTCGGCGTCAGCCACGTCGGCGCGAGATCCCACGTGACGAAGCCCTGTGCCTGCTGCTCCAGGCCCGTACCCCACGACGTGCTCTTCTCCGTGGACATCAGCAGGAACGGGGGGACGCCGAACATGCGGGACACCTCGGTCACCTGGAACATGCGGGACTCCAGGAACTGGGAGTCCTTGTACGGCATCGTCACCGGGTGAAAGCTCGCCCCGGAGTCGAGGACGGCCACGTCGTGCGCGGCCTGCCCACCGCCATACCGCGCCTTCCACCCAGCCTTGAGCGCCGCGGCCTGATCCGGCTTCAGCCGCTGCTCGGTCTGCAGCACGCCACTGATCATGTTGCCGGACCCGTACAGCCGCCCCGCGGCCCGCTCCGCAGCGATGCCCAGCCCGATGCCCTGCGCGGCCGCGCGGATCGGCGAGCACCCGGTGATCCCGTCGTAGCCCAGCGCGGGCAGGTGCAGGATCTCCTTCGACGTGCGCCGCACCCGGCCGCCGTCCTCGGTCTGCACCCAGAACACTTTGCCGCTGGGGTTCTCCGGGCTCGGCTGCTCCTTGTCGACCTTCACCCGGTCCGGGCGGATCGGCCACAACTGCACCACCGCGCCCGCCCCGTTGGTCACCTTCTGCACGTAGGCGTTACCCCACAGCAGCCGGTGTACGTACACCAGACGCCACAGCTCGAAGCGGGTCAGCTCCGGGTGTGGGTCCTCCAGGAGCGCCACCTCGGCCCGGTCCTTCGTCCCCACCGTGTACGTGTGCAGCGGCAGCGACGCGGACACGTTCGCCACGACGGACACCGCCCGCCACACCGCGGGCATCGTCAGAGCGCCCGTCTCCGTGACCGTCACGCCCGCTTCAACCGGCGCCCCAGCACCGAGCAGCTCGGACAGCGACGACGCCGTCAGAGGCGTCGTGGGGGACTCCACCGTGGCCCGACGCTCGAACATCCCGAAGAGGCTCACGATGCTGTCCCCTTCCGTCGTCCTTGCTCACGTTCGACGGCCAGCACCCCGAGGACGCCGGCCAGGATCAGCGCGGCCGGGACCGACCACATGGCCACACCCGCCACGACGGCAAGCACGAAAAGAACTTCCAGTACGAACAGCGCGACGTTCACCACAGGTTCGGCGCCCCTTCCGGCTCCACGTCCGCGCGCTCCGCATGGCCCCACACGGCGAGCGTGCAGCCCACCAGCGGGCTGATGTCCACGGACACCCCACGCCGCGCCCACGCCCACCCATCGCCTACAGGACGCTTGTCCGCCCCGGCAAGCGCCGTAGCGAGAGGGGCCTGGTCCAGGTGCACGATCGCCTGCGAGGCGACCGCGTCGAAGAACTGGCCGGACGCACCAGCGATCTCACGGGTCTTCGGTTCGATCAGGAGGTCCGGCAGGCCGAGGAGCTCCAGCTCCTTACGCACCGCGGGGATCAGCGACCCGGCCGGGCCGCCCGGGTCGATGACGACCGCGCACGGTGACCACTTCTCCACCAGCTCCACGAGCCGCTCCACCACCCAGCCGGTACCCGGCCGGTGGTCGACGACCTCCACGTGGACCGCCTCGCCGGACCGCCCGGCCGCGCAGATCGCCGCGTGCGACCGCTCCGGCGTCACGTCCACAGCGAAGCTCACCGGGTCAGCCATCGAGCTCGTACCGTCCGCCAGGGCCCGCCACACGTCCTCGTCGATGACCCGCCACGTGTCCTCCCCGTCCGTCGGGTAGTCGCCGACACCGAGCCGCTCACGCGCGAAGATCTCAGCCGACATCGTCAGCCGCTCCCGCTCCGTGTGCTCCAGCGTCAGCCGGTAGCCCAAGGCGGGATTGGCCTTGGCCACAGACAGTGGTGACAGCGGGTCATCATGGTCGGTGCACCCGGGCGGGCACTCCCTCACGTGCGGGGCGATGCTCCACTCCATGTACGCCAGCGACGGGTCCGGCTCCCCGTTCTCCACCGCCGTGAGCGCGCGGCGCCGCAGGCGGGCCAGCTGCTGCGACGGAGAGCCGATGCCAGCGCTGCCGAAGTACCAGACCTGCGGGTCCTTCACCGCGGCCATGGTCGGCATCAGCGCGCCCATCGCGTCGTCGCCGAGGATCATGTCCTCGTCGAGGATGTTGCAGTTGCCGGTGAAGCCGCGGCCGGAACCGCCAGAGCGGGCCAGGAACCGCAGGCGCTGCCCAGTCAGCAGCTCGATCGCTTCCTCGCCGGTCGTCCGGCGGATCGCCTTGACGCGTTTCCGCAGGCTGTCACAGTTGGTGACCAGCGCGACGATGCGCCGGAACGCCTCGATCGACGTCTTGAACTCGTGCGCGCTGTGCAGGATCAGGCGCTCGCCCAGCAGGAACAGGCCCGCCAACTCCCGCGCCTCGATGATCCCGCCCTTCCCGTTCTGCCGGGGGACATTCACCGCGACCTCGAACGCCGACCACGCGCCATCCGCGCGCTCACCGAGCCCGACGTGAAGGGCGAACTTCTGCCACTCGTCGAGGATCAGACCGGCGTGAGCGGCCAGTTCTACGGCCTCCTGCCCAGCTGTAGAGGTGTACGAGGGGGCGGTGAACACCCTCGGCCGCTGGATACCGCGCTCGTCAGGGACGTGGACCAGGTCATGCCCCACGGCGCTGGGCCCGTCGATCAGCGAGGTCATCGAGGACGTCCCCCTCCATCGCGGGCGGCGCGAGGCCGCGCAGCTTGGTCATCACGGCGGTGAGCTTGTCGGCGACGACGGCCTGTGATGTCGGAGCGTCACCGGATGGGATGGCATCGAGCGCCGCAGCCAGCTTGATCGCTACGGCCGACATGCCGGGAGACACCGAGGTCACGCCGAGTTTGTCAAGCTCTTCCCTGATCTGATCTTCAATCATGATCACCCACCCCCCGTCACACAGTGTTACGTCACAGAGAGTAAAGCCACTAATTACCCGAGCCGTTGAATTCGCGAAATAGCGGCTTCAAAAATGGCCGCGCAAAAAAC